CGTATTTGACTCGTCTTTGGTCTGTGAAAGCCTGGCAATCGGGTCTAAAATCCCGGTCGTGGCTATTAGGACGCCTGAATAGGTTAGTCTTTTTAGTCGTAGGGAAGACGACGGCTTCTTACGCTGGGGGAGTATATGTATTTGTATGCTTCTGTGGCAAGGTGACTAAGTCTCAAGGGTTGAGAGGTTTACAATTGTATCTTAAGGCTTGCTTCGCATTACTTCAAAATGCGATTGCAGGCCGTAAGTTACATGGTAGAGATTTTGGAGTAGCGGTGAGCGTAACCCGGACCGGATTCCCAAGGGTGATCCCTTTGGAGCATCGTCGTTACATTCGGGAAGGCCGAAAGTCCTTCGCTCGGATGTGGCTGACGTTCTTTGGCCTCTATAGGATTATTGAGGTCAAAGCCAAAGTTAATGTGGATGCGTTGGTGGCACCATGGGACGGGTGCCCCAACGTGAGGCAGGAGTGGGTAGAGTGGCTTCCGGACTTCAAACGGCTCCTATTGAAGAGGAGTCGCCTGGCCCGTGACTGGCTATGTGTCAGTGATGGTCCAGATAGAGGTTACCTTCGGAAGGCTCCGATTACTCCTGTTTTCCGCCCACTGATGTCTTCTGGCCCCAACTCGGTACAGTCTGTCCCGAGTATGGCCACTGTTTTTCAGGATGCAGTCGCATTGTGTAGTCAACCTTTTAAAGAGGTTTTCTACGCTTACTGTGAGGCGATACGCGCCGGGAGTGTTTTTGCCCGGATCGTTCGTAGCACAGCGATGCGGCCGCGTGATGAACTGCAGTGGAGGGGAGAGTCCTCAGGGGAAGGATATGGCAGCATCGGCCGCCTATCGTTCAAGTATGAACCCGGGAAGGTACGTATCTTCGCCATAGTAGATTTCTGGACCCAGACTGTGTTGCGGGGGCTCCATGAGGTACTGTTTGCCCTCCTGGAGTCACTTAATGTGGGGGATGAGAGAATCGATGGGACTTATGATCAGACCGCTGCTTTTGACTATTGTCGAAGCCGCGGCCGGGTCTTTTGGTCTTTCGATCTCTCATCCGCTACGGACCGCTTCCCAGTATGGGCCCAGAGTCTGCTATTGAATGAGCTTTTTGGAGGTGAGTTGGGATCTCGGTGGGAAGAGCTGATGTGTGGGCGTGATTTTCATGTCCCATGCATTAGGCCAGGGCGGGCAGTGGGGAAGTATTCCTCACTTTTGACCCAAGATTACCATGTAGTCTTGGGGTCCGTCCCGGTGAAGCGGCTAAGATATGCCGTCGGCCAGCCCATGGGGGCTCACTCATCTTGGGGAGCTTTCTCCATTACTCACCACGCCTTGGTACAGTGGGCTGCAAATCGTTGCGGACACATAGAGTGGTTTAAGGAGTATGTACTTTTAGGAGACGACGTGGTTATTTTTAACCAGGCCGTTGCCTACGAGTACCGACGACTAGTCAAGCGGTTGGGGGTAGCAATATCCCCAACCAAGTCGTTAATTCAGGCAAAGGGTGTGTTTGAATTTGCGAAGAAGCTCGCTCGAACAGGGGATGATTGGTCACCTCTTTCCTTTAAGGAATTCGCGGTCTCAAATAAAAGTTTGAGTATCGCGATTGAGATGGTCAATCATTGCTCGGCTGGAGTGGAACTTCGCCTAGCTAGTGTGTTGCGGGCTTTTGGGTTCGGCTTCCGATCTACTGCATTACTGTCAAAGGACGTGATGCAGTTGAAAGGTAGACGACTCCGAAGGTACATAGTGAGCCTCCTTCACCCGACTTGCGTCCTAGGACGGAAGCATTGGGACTCCTGGTTGGGCATCACGACGCCTGGAGAGTTTTCTCCAGTGGGGGATGATGTTCGATCCGATGTAGCTCAGTATATCCGGGACTATTTTGAGGACCGGGTTACGAAGGCTTTAATACCTTTCGTCCCACTAATGGAGCGAGTTGAGTTCCTACGACAAAAATTTGTCATGGGTGCTCGCTTGCGTGAGGGGTCGTGGGGTACGGCCCCCCCATTTGTGGAACTTGCGGTTCTCCGTAAGGTCGTCGAAAGGTTGAGGGAAATTGAAGTAGGGCTCCTTTCTCCATTTGAAGGAAGCCTGGCAGACGAGTATGATCACTGGCGCCGGACGTTGGAAGAGCTGGAGGCTCTTCGTCCTGTCAGGGATCTATTCGAGAGACCGAAACCGGTGGATCCGCAGTTTATGTTTGAAGAACTTAAGCTGTGGGAAACATTGGCTAGGTTAGTTGCCCGACAGCG